GAAAGTATTGACAATCTGGATATCGCTGATATCATGAGTCTTATTCAAGGAATGGAAGAGTTTTATGAGAAAACCGATAATAACAAGCCCTAAAAAACGCCGAAGGAAATCATCGCCGCGGCGGCGCGGCGCCATGGGTATTTCTCTTTCCGGCAGTTATAGAAAATTTGTTGAACTATTTCATTATGAAGTAGATAACAAAGAGTGTGCTTCTATTATCAACGGCTGGGTTAAAAAAAATTACAATAAAAAAACTGCCCAAGCAATTCTAAAAAATGTTGAGTGGCGTTGGAATAAAAACCACGTTGCGGCGCATTGTTATTGGATAGAGCAGAACGACGTCGACCCTGCAGAAGAAAGTTCTGTTAAATGGATGCACAACTTTTTTGCTGATCTTACAGAAAAAGGCAAAACTATTATTGCTAAGGAAAAGAAAAAAAACAAAGTTAAAAATAATATATACAAGTTTACGATTCAAGAGCATATGCGAGAGCAGCTTAATGAAATTATAGGGCAGCTTGAAATCTGGCTTGATAATCAGCCAAGTAAAGATATTCCTAAGTTTTTTGATTGGTTTAAAACAACAAATGTTGCTCAGGCGCATATTGGTAAAATTCGTAGTTACTACGAGCCGATATTTGCAGAGTATAAAGAGCTATTAAGTAAAGATTGCCACCCGGATCTTAAAGAGTGCTATAACCATTTAAATAAAATAGATATTAAAACATATATTACCTTCTTTGAAGCGATGTTTGTAGACCTTGGTGCGTATACTAATCTTAAAAAAGCATCAAGAAAAACCCGGGTCCGTAAGGCACCTAGCAGAGAAAAGTTGGTATCAAAGTTAAAATACAAGCTGAGCGAAGATCGTTATAAGATTGTTAGCATTAATCCTATTGATATTTTAGATGCCACAGAATTGTGGGTTTTTAATACCAAAAATCGTAAACTAGGAAAATATTTTGCAACAAAAAACTTTCAATTTGCAGTCAAGGGTACAACTTTGTTAAATTTTAACACAACCAAAAGCGTACAAAAAACTGTACGTAAGCCCAAAGAAAAACTCGCTGAATTTAACAATGTAGGTAAAGTTGCTTTGCGTAAATTTCTAAGCGGAATTAAAGCAACTGAAACTAAACTTAATGGAAGGTTAAATCAGCACATTGTTTTGCTCAGAGTTTCTAAATAAAAAATAAATACAAATACAAAAGGAAACTCTTAAATGGCTACAAATGTCACAACACTAAAAAACGATATTAAAGATTATATTTACTTACGCTTAGGCGGCGAGATGATTGATGTTGAGCTCGATCCAGAGCATTACACAAACTCTATTAATCAAGCGTTTCGACGATATCGTCAGCGAGCACAAAACAGTGTAGAGAGCAGTTACCTGTTTCTTGATATTGTAGCAAACCAACAAGAATATGTGCTTCCTGACGAAGTTGAGACAGTGCGCCAAGTTTTTAGGCGCAGTGTAGGAAGTGGAAGTGCCGACACCGGAACACAATTCGAGCCATTTGAAGCAGCATTTGTAAACACATATCTATTACAGGCCGGAAGAGTTGGTGGTCAAGCCACATACGAAATGTATTATCAGTACCAAGAAATTAGTGCAAGATTATTTGGTGGGTGGATTAATTTCGATTGGAATCCTGTAACAAACACTGTTACGCTTTTACGGAAATTTAGTGCTGATGGCGAAACTATGGTGCTTTGGGTTTACAACAAAAAAACAGATCAAGTGTTGCTCTCGGATCGCCACACACAACCATGGATACAAGACTATGCGTTAGCACTAGCAAAATATACACTGGGCGAAGCAAGATCTAAGTTCTCAACAATTGCCGGTCCACAAGGCGGAACCTCAATGAACGGCGATACACTTAAAGCAGAAGCACAAGCAGAAATAATGACATTAGACGAAGAACTTAAAAATTATGTGGATGGGAGCGATCCGCTCAGTTTCTTGATCGCCTAATATATATTTTTTATATGAAACAAATATGCTTGTTGGTTTAATTGGCCTTATAAATTCTGGCAAGAGCACTGTTGGTGATATACTAATAGAGCAAGGCTTTATGCATGAAAGTTTTGCTAATAGCCTTAAAGATACTGCTGCAAGTATTTTTAATTGGGACAGAACTATGCTCGAAGGCAACACATCAGCTAGTAGAGCATGGCGAGAAACCGAAGACGAGTGGTGGTGCACGAGGTTAAGAATACCAAATTTTACTCCACGAATGGCTCTGCAGATTTTAGGCACTGATATTCTTCGAAACCACTTTCATGCTGATATCTGGGTCCTTAGTATAGAGGCTCGTATTAAAAATATAAAGAAAAATGTTGTTATAACTGACATAAGATTTCCAAATGAGGTTAGAGTTATACGCAAATTAGGTGGTAAAATAGTGCGTATAAAAAGAGGCGAGGACCCAGACTGGTTTAGTCTTGCAACAAGTGATTCTAAGTCAATGCCTATGATATATCCTGACATACATGCTAGTGAATATAGTTGGGCTGCAACAAAGCCAGATTATTTAATTAATAACGAAGGCACTATTGAAAATTTGAGAAATGTAGTTAATGATCTTCTAGAAGATCTCCGTGTACCCAACCAGTAATACTTAATTCATAATTACAATTGAGGCAAACAGTTTTTAAATTTTTAATATTAATATTTTCTTGATTTTCGTCTATATGAAACACAACTAACTGTCCTTGTGTTGTTGGTGCGAATTCACATTTTTCACATAACTTTTTTAACCTGTAACCAGCAAGATACCATCTAGGTGTTATTGCTGGTTTTTTGTTAATTTTTTTTCTTTTACACGTCTCACACAGTTTTCTATAGTAAACTTTTTTGTTTAAATAATAGTTAACTGCTCTAGGATTAATTTTGCATTGACTACATAATGGGCGCATATAGATATTTATTTTAGCAATTGCTATATAGCGACCCTTTAAGAGCCCTTTAAATGGCCTCTTGTACTGTTTAATAAACTGATATATTTTATGACTAATTGATAAATATAAAAAAGAACTTGTTTAAAGGAATAAAAATATGGCAACTTTAGTATCACCTGGTGTAAGTGTTACAGTTATTGATGAGAGTCAATATGTTCCCGCAGCTACTGGAACAGTAGCAGCATTAATTGTAGCAACAGCACAAGATAAAAATCAAGGAGGCAGTACTACGGCCACTGCCGCAGGAACTACCGCAGCAAACGCAGGAAAGACTTACCTTATTGGAAGTCAAAGAGAACTTACAAATACATTTGGCACGCCAACATTTTACCAATCAGCTGGAGGGTCCGCTATTCATGGTTACGAAATTAATGAATATGGGCTTATGGCAGCATATAGTTTACTTGGCGTAAGTAACAGATGTTACATTACAAGAGCAGATATTGATTTAGCAGAGCTAGTTTCAAGCGCGGGGCGGCCAACAGGAGCGCCAGCTAACAACACTATTTGGTTAGATACAAGTACAGATACACGCTGGGGTGCTTTTGAATGGAGTAAAAGTGCTGGTACATTTACTAACAAGGTTCCAACAGTTATTACAAGCACAAGTGATTTATCAGGCGGTGTTCCTAAAACTAGCATTGGTGCAATTGGTGATTATGCAGTAGTTGCTACAAATATTAGTAACCCGGTCTATTATAAAAACCGTAGCAACGCCTGGGTATTAGTTGGTAGCAATAGTTGGCAAATTGCGTGGCCAACCATTGCAGGCACACTTGCAAGCCCAACGCTTGTTAATGGCAACACAATTACAATTAACGGAACTACAGTTACGCTAAGTGGAACAACTGTTTCAGCACTTGCTACAAGTATTAACAGTGCAAGTGTTACTGGTGTTACAGCGGCAGCAATTGATAATAAGATTGAAATTTATGCTACGAGTTTAGCAACTAGTGACGGATCAACTGTTGATGGTAAAATAATTCTTGCTAATGCCAGCGGCACCATATTAACAGTTACAGGGCTTACAGCTGGTACATATGCTTGCCCACTATTACAGCAAAGCGCACATTACACTGTTCCAGAATGGAAGACAACAGATACAACTCCACGTCCAAGTGGCAGCATTTGGACTAAAATAACAGCAAGTAACCTTGGCGCATTATTTGACATAAGTGTTTACAGTACATCATCTTCTGTATTTACAGGAGTAACAACAAACCTTTATGAAAATGATCAAACTGCAAATAAGAGTCTTGATGTAACAGGTGGTAAGGCAATTGCAGGAGGTAGTTATTATATACAGTTTGATGTTACAGAAAATAACACAGCAACATACAAGTTGTTTAAGCGTTACGCAACAGGTACGCTAGATGTTACTGGTACAGTCACCACCGCCGCGTTAACAGCAAGCAACACATTTACTATTAGTACAAGCGTTGCTAACAGTACTACATTGTCAACTGCTGTAACAGTTACACTAAGTGGCACAACATTAACAACACTAGCTAGTGACATCAATGCTGCTAATGTATCTAATGTTAGCGCAGCTATTGCTACAAGTGGCGCGTTAGTAATTAGCAATGGCTTAGGTGGTGTTATTGTCCTTAAGGAAACAGCAGGAACACCGCTAACAACGGCTGGTATTACTACTAACATTGCAACAGGTCAAGTTCGTGCCGGCAATAGTAGCGATCTAATTCTAAGCAATTGGATTGCTCCAACTTATACAGCAAGTAGTACATCGCCGTCAGCTGATCCAACTAACATGAGGTACTGGTATCACACCGGCACAGAAGCTGATATTATGGTTCATGATGGTACAATATGGAAAGGCTACACAAATGTAACTAATGATGCACGCGGATTTAATCTAAGTAACACAGATCCAGATGGCGTTATTTTTAGTGCAACTGAGCCAACTGTACAAAGCGACGACAGTGCACTAGTAACTGGTGACCTTTGGATCGATACAGGTGACTTGGAAAACTACCCAAAACTTTATCGATACCAAACAGTTAGCAGCGAAAACAAGTGGGTTTTAATAGATAATACAGACCAAACAACCGAGGATGGTATTTTGTTCGCAGATGCTCGCTTTATAGGAGATACAACAACAGATGTTGTAACAGGTACAATTTCAACAACAATAAGCTTATTGACTAGTGATGTTGTTGATATTGACAAGCCATCTCCTACGCTTTATCCACGCGGTATGCTACTGTTTAATACACGTCGAAGTTCATACAATGTAAAACGGTTCCGCTCAAATTATTTTAGCAGAACTAATTTCGCTGATACTTCTGTTTATCCAACACTTCCAACAGAAAAGGATGCATGGGTATCAACAAGTGGCAACAAGAACGACGGGTCACCATATATGGGCAGAAAGGCTGTTCGACAGGTTGTTTCAGCAGCAATGAAATCTGCAATTGATGCAAGCACAGAGTTACGTGAAGATTCGCGAGACTTTAACATTATTGCGGCGCCTGGCTATCCAGAGCTAATTGCTAATATGGTTAGCCTAAATAATGATCGCCAAAATACAGCATTTGTTGTCGGCGATTCGCCATTGCGGTTAGCAGCAACTAGTACAGAGATTCAGAACTGGGCATCAAATGCAGCCGTTGCTACAGATAACGGTGATGACGCATTGATTACAAGTGATATTTACCTTGGTGTATTTTATCCAGCGGGTAGTACTACAGACCTATCGGGTAACACTATTGTTGTTCCTTCAAGTCATGCTGTTCTACGCATGATCAGCAGAAGCGATGATCAAAGTTTTCCATGGTTTGCTCCTGCAGGTACGCGAAGAGGAATAATTGATAATATAAGCAGCATTGGTTACATTAACGCCGCAACAGGTGAGTTTACAGTGGACAATACTAGAGAGAGTCTACGGGATACACTTTATACTAATCGAATCAACCCAATTGCGTTCTTTACAGGCAGTGGTATACTTGGGTACGGCAATAAAACACGCGCATCATCTTCAAGTGCTCTAAATAGAATTAATGTATCCAGGCTTGTTGTTTATCTACGCAAAATAATAAAACAGATTGGGCTTGCATATGTGTTTGAGCCAAACGATAAGATTACACGAGACGAGCTTAAAGAAAATATTGAGCAAACAATGAATGATCTTGTTGCTAAGCGCGGCCTTTATGATTTCTTGGTTGTTTGTGACGAATCAAATAACACAACAACTAGGATAGATCGTAATGAACTATATGTTGACATTGCAATTGAGCCTACAAAGGCTGCTGAATTTATCTACATTCCAGTTCGTTTAAAGAATACGGGCGAAATAGCAAGTGGTAATGTAGCGGCTACACAAGCAATTTAATAATATTATCAAATAAAAAATAAAAATAGGGGGTAGCAAATACCCCCTATTTTTTGTGTCAAAACTATATAAATACTAATAACAAATTAAAAAAGGAGTTCGACAACAATGTCAGTTTCATCACTCACCAGATTTACGGTACCACTAGACAGTGACCAATCAGCAAGCTCGCAAGGCTTGTTAATGCCCAAACTCAAATACCGCTTTAGAGCATTTTTTGAGAATTTTGGTGTGTCAACTCCTCGTACAGAACTAACTAAGCAGGTTATGGATATCACACGCCCATCTGTTTCATTTGAAGAAATAGAGATTCCTATTTACAATTCAAGAGTATTCTTAGCAGGAAAATATGCTTGGGAACAGGTAACAATTAATTTTAGAGACGATGTTAATGGTTCAGTAAGTAGATTAATTGGCGAACAAATTCAGAAGCAATTTGATTTCTTTGAGCAAGCAAGTGCAGCCGCAGGCATTGACTATAAATTTATTACGCGGTTTGAAATCTTAGATGGTGGTAACGCTGCTAGTACACCTAATGTCCTCGAGACATGGGAACTATATGGTTGTTTCCTTGTAAATGTTAACTACAACGATTTAAACTATGCGACAAACGAACCCGTAACAATTACCGCGGCAATCCGCTTTGACAATGCACTCCAAACACCAATTGGTGATGGTGTTGGTGCTACAGTAGCAAGGGCAGTTGGCCAAACAGTAACCGGTTAATAGGAGGTATAACACTCCGTGGCCAGCGTTAACAGCATACTTTCAGCTTTATCTAAAGGCGACAATGTGCGTGATTACCAGCACGGTGCTCGCCTTTTCGTTGATAATAACTACGAATTACAGCCACGATACTCTAATCTTTTTCATGTGGTTTTTAACCTTACTGCACAAGCAGCAGGATATTTTAACGGTGTTGAAAAGCTAGAAATAAACATGCTTGTAAAAAGCATCGATTTGCCTAGTTTTAATATTGATACTCAAACACATAACCAATACAATAGAGAAGTACACAGTCAACATAAAATTCATTACAACCCTGTTAATGTTACATTTCATGATGATCAAAAAGATTTAATTAGAAGTTTCTTGTACACATATGCAAATTTTTATTACAATGATAGTAAATACGACCTTGTGAGCGGGGCATACAGCACAAATGATCGTTATGGTGGTCGTAAGGACAACCAATGGGGTATGTCAACAGGAAACGGAAGATTTTTTAAAGATATTAGGGTTTATAGCATGTTACAAAAACGGTTTGCTGAATATATTCTAATAAATCCCATGATTACTAATTTCGGCCATGATTCTCATGCTTATACTAACACTAGCCTTATGCAGCACACAATGCAGATTCAGTATGAAACCGTAAAATATGCTACTGGCTTTATTAATAATATTAATCCAAAAGGTTTTGGTATTATACATTATGACAAAACGCCAAGTCCACTTGGCAAAGGCACCCCCAATAGTATTTTCTTTGGTGGTGGGCTTATTGACGCTGCTAATGTTATTTCGCGTGACTTAGCTGCTGGAAATGTAATAGGTGCTATTGTAAAAGGCGGTATTATTTTTAATCAAACTAAAGATATTGATTTGGGGGATGCGTTGTTTAAGGACTTACAAAGAGCTACAAGTAAAATATTACGCGGTCAAAATCCACTTGCTGATATAATTGTTCCGAATATCTTTGGAAAAGGAAGTAGAGCTGCACAAAGTACTGCTAGCAGGTCTGTCGACAGAACAGTAATACCTAACGATACAGGAAGAATTACTAGCAATAATGATAGTGTGTTTAATAAGCAATTTTTTAAGACTAAAACCACTACTATTAAAAAAGGAAATAGTACTTGGATTAATCCTGATTTAGTTAGTTCGCCCGCTGCACGTAATTCAATAAGTAACTTTACTGAACAAATTGGTAGTGTAATATTAGCTGGGTCTAAACTTAGGTCTAGGGCACAAAGAGATCTAAGAATACAAGATATTGGAAATCAGTTAAGTGCAGACTCCGCCAATGAGAAACTTAAAAAAGAACGAAATGATCTTATTTTGCGTAGACAATTAGAAGTTGGAAAGCCATGGGTTAACCCTGATACAGGTAAGGTAGAATGACAACACAAGACACTTCACTTCCTCTTACTAATCCTCAAGACGACATAGACTTAAGAGTTAGAGAATATTTTGAAACATATTTTTCTACTCCAGCAACATTTACTGATAACGACTATGAATTAGTAAAAAGTTTTTTTGTATCAAGAACAGATAATATGGATGCTGCTGCTGCTCTTACTGCGGCTGTTTTAGATGCTACTAGCAAGCTTGGCCTTTACACTGCAGATATAATTGAACAATTTAAAAACAGTAGCAATCTTACTACAGCAGTTCCATTATTTCTAAATTTAACACGCAAGGGTACTAGTTTACTAGGTTATATTAATGAACGCAAAGTGCCAGAAAATATTAAAAGACAAATAGGTATATAACATGGCTAAGTATGCTCAAGGTATATACGAGTTACTTAATCCTAAGAAGTATGCTGGCAACAAGAGACCTTATTATAGAAGTTCGTGGGAAAATGCGTTTATGCGTTTCTGCGATAACCATCCAGGCATTATTAACTGGGCAAGCGAAGCAGTGCAAATACCTTACCGAAATCCACTTACTGGTAAACAAACTATATATGTGCCAGACTTTTTTATTACATACCAGGACAAGAAAGGCCGTAAGCGAGCTGAACTAATAGAAATTAAACCCAATAGTCAAACAAGATTAACAGAACGCACAAGCAAACGTGATAAACTTGCTATCGCTATAAACCATGCAAAGTGGGAAGCCGCTGCAAAGTGGTGTAGACTAAAGGGTGTTACATTTAGAGTAGTAACAGAAGATGATATTTTTCATAAAGGAAAAAGACGTTAATAAGTATTAACATGCTAAAAGACTGCACTTGGTTGCATATAGAACCAACCACACGTTGTAACGCATGGTGTCCTAGTTGCCCACGCAATAAACAAGGATTTGGATTAGCTGATTTTGTAGTTGAAGATCTTGACGTAAAAACTTTCCAAGCTACAATTAATAAATTACCAGCTATAAAAACCGTTCAGATGTGTGGTAATCTAGGTGATCCATGTGCAGCAAAAAATATTAATAAATTATTACAAGTTGTAGTTGATAATAAATCTATCACTAGATTGCAAATTCATACCAACGGAAGTCTACGTAAGCCAAGTTGGTGGAGTGGTCTTGTTGAAAAATTCTCATATTTAAACCAGTTTGATATAATTTTTGCTCTCGACGGCTTAGAAGATACACATAGTATATACAGACAAGCAACAAACTGGAATTCAATTATCAAAAATGCACAGGCGTTTATAGATTCGGGTGGTAGCGCAGTATGGCAATTTATACCATTCGCGCATAATGAACATCAAATAATGGATTGCATGCAATTAAGTCAAAAATTAGGTTTTAGCAGGTTTGAGTTTATACGTGATGCAAGGTATAAAAAAGAAAGCAGGCATTGGCAAACTGGTAATCTAATTGATATTAAACCATGGAAGGAAGATAGCAGATTTAGCAGATGGGCTATTAACTCTAAGGATTATGTTAAAAGAAGTAATTGTATGCACCTTGAGATTCCGAGTGTATTTTTAAGTGCTAGTGGTATTATCTCGCCATGTTGTTATATGAGCGGTACACCATTGAATGGAATAAGTATTAACAATGAATTTAATAATAAAACATACAGAAATGTTTGCTTAAAAAACTGCGGGTAAGTATTAACATGACAAAAAAATTAGAAGACCTATTTGATCTTGCTGACGCTTCAGAGGAAGAACAAGAAGAATCCGAAACTAGCGAAATAGTTGTAAAAAAACTAGAAGCTACACTCAAAGATGTAGACAAGGTTGATGCTGCTTTGCCAACAGTTCGTGATTTAGAAACAAGCGACCAGGAATTAGACGAGATCGCCGAAACTGCTAAAAATACATTTAATGATTTAATGGATCTAGGTATGAATGTTGAAGCACGATATTCTGGCGATGTGTTTAACAATGCTAGTCGCATGCTTGAGACTGCACTAACAGCAAAAATAAACAAAATAAACAAAAAGCTTAAAATGGTGGAACTCCAAATTAAAAAAGCACAATTAGATCTTAGACAACAACAAAGTGGGCACGAAATCGCCGCTGAGGGAGACGGAATTGTTATTGATCGTAACGCTTTGTTGCAAGAAATTTTAAATAAAAAAGAATAAATACTATATTATATTGGATTCAAAAATGAAAACTTTTAAGACATATCTTACGGAAAATGAACGCACATATAACTTTAGAATTAAAATGGCAAACATGCCTGAGAAAGAAGTACTAGATACGCTAGAAACTGCTCTTGAGAAGTATGAATTAAAAAGCATAAGCAAACCCAAGAAAACACCAATACAAGAGCATCCAATGGACTTTCAGACATTAAATAACGCCGAAGTTTATATTATGGATGTGGAATTTTCTTATCCATCTACAGCAGATCAGCTTTACCACTATATTAGTAAAGTAGTCGGTGTGCCAGAAAGTCATCTTGTTGTTATTAATAAAGATCACCCGGAAGAAATTGCTAGGGAAGAAAAAGTTAAAGAATCTGGTGAAGAGTATACGTCAAAACTAGAGGACAGTGAATATAAAGACGGCAAAAATGTAAAAGCAGAAGAGCATTATGGTGATAAGTATAACGAAACTATGCTTAAGGAATTAGAAACTCGCAAGTACGAGTTTGCAAAGGAATAGAACAATGCATATGATTGATGTTTTAGATAAACTGAAGGAAATTCAGGAAAATTATGACAACGAGGACATTCAGCGAAGGCATTTCTCATAGTTGTGCTACACATTTTACACACGAAAAATTTGGAGAAGGCACAGTTATTCACGGCGAGCATACATTAAGTGAAGGCGGTGAAGTTAGTCATTATGATGCTAAGTTTGTAAAAGAAGATGGCTCACCATTTATTGTTCGTAATATTCCTGTAGCAAATATGCATGAGACTGTTGTAGTAGAGCACAGTCACCAGCCGAATAAGAGAAAGAGGGCTCAGCTGTATCTAGGAAAGTTTGACGAAGAAGTAGTTGACGAGGGCCATACCTCACCTGAGCTGCTGAGCTACATGAGCCAGAAATGGAAGAGTTTTACGACGATCTGTATGAGTATTTCACGCAGGATATTGAGGGTGGAATGCCATATGGTACAGCAAAAGGAAGAACGGGCGATCCATATGACTATATTAGTAATGAACTTGATAATATAGATAACTCATATGCAGTTGGTGAAAATACAGTTGAAGAAGTTCATGAGGAAGTAAATGATGAACTAGCAGATATTATTAAACTTGCTGGGCGTAACAGCGTATTAGGGCTAAGTCAGAATACTATTATTGCTGAAAGTACAGAGCTTAGCGAAGAAGACGAGCTTGAAGAAGGACAAAGTTTAGCACAGAAAGCAGCTTTCGAAAAGATGATTGCCGCTAAAAATGGTAATAAAGTAGAAGCGGATTCTGATTCCGATGATGCTGATAAAGATAAAGAAGCACTAAAAGACTCAGTTGATGAAGACTGTAACTATCGCGAAGAAGCAATAGAAGAAACAGTTGAAGTTCCTTTAAGTGAACTAGCAGATCTTTTGCGTCTAGCTGGTTACGAAAATTATGAAGAAAAACTTTCTGAGTACGAAAATGAACCAGAAGAAGAGTACTTTGATGTAGAACATCAACTTATTGGTTTAGCAGGCGGATTAAACCGTCCAAAAATTATGCATCCAACAGTAGCCGGTGGTGATAATCCAATGGCAGTTATTCCTGTTAAGGTAGATGAAGAAGAAGATATGGTTGAGAAAATATATCAAAACTACCGAAGTTTTGTTGATGAAGCAATGCAAGAACAGTGCTCGACTAATAAATAATAATGAACTAGTTTTAGAAAAGGGTTACTTTTAAAGTAACCTTTTTTCTTGCCTAAAATTTTCAATAAATACAGTGCTATGGATATAAGAACTATATTAGACACGCTTGAATATATTCAAACTGATCAGAAACAAATTCTGATGGAAGGAAAATATACTCAAGCTAAATTACCTTATAAGCGAACAGCGTTAAGCCCTGTAATGTCAAAGGAAACATTAGATTATCATTATGGTAAATTGCATAAAGCATATGTTAACAAAGCGAACAAGGGCGAGGGCGGAGATTTTCAAGTTGCTGGGGCTTTTTTACACAATTTATTTTTTCCACAACTAAAATCCCCAATTGGTGCAGTTAGTAATCCAAGCGGCCCATCAAAGGAATTAATTGAAAACAAACACGATTCTTTTAATAATTTTAAAAAAGCTTTTACTGAAGCTGCAATGAGTATTCAAGGATCTGGTTGGGTTTATATGAATACAAGCGGAAATATTAAAATTATTAAGAATCATAAAGTAGTAAATAACATTGCCTTGCTTGTCGACTGGTGGGAACACGCATGGGTATTAGATTACAAGCATGATAAAGAGAAATACCTTGATAATATGTGGAAGATTATCAATTGGGATATCGTTAATAACCGGATAAATGGAGTTAGCTAATGTTAAAATATATGAATAAAATTACAAAACTAGTAGACTGGATCAAGGCTCGCTTTGCAGAGCGTACTAGCTGGGATGGTGGCGTTGTTATAGGAGTTAGCTTGTTTGCACTAGCAGCAAGTCCATTTGTTAAATGGGTAGCTATTGCAGGTATTGTGTATGGCGCATTTACAATTATCAAACAAGAAGATTAAATTAAATAGAGTGTAGTATTACTATGCGTGCATATTGCACTCTATTTTTGTTCAATAAGATTAGCATGATATTCGAGATATTTAAATGAAATCACTTGATGGTGTAGTAATTAAAAAGGCAAATCGCCAAGAACACTTTACGCATGATCAAATTAATGCGTTTTCAAAGTGTGCTGACCCCAAAACAGGTGTATTCTATTTTCTAGACAATTATTTTAATATCCAGCACCCAATTCGGGGAAGATTGATATATAAAGCATATCCGTTTCAATTGGAACTTTTACACACTTATCACAATCATAGGTTTAATATTAATATGTTGCCTCGACAAACAGGCAAGACTACCACAGCATCTGGATACTTGTTGTGGCGCGCCATGTTTATACCTGATAGTACTATTTTAATTGCTGCTCACAAATATAGTGGCGCTCAAGAAATTATGCAGCGTATAAGGTATGCATATGAATTGTGCCCAAACTTTATACGCGCTGGTGTAACAAGTTATAACAGAGGTAGTATCGAATTTGAAAACGGTTCACGCATAATAGCACAAGCTACAACAGAAAATACAGGACGTGGTCTAAGTATTAGTATATTGTATTGTGATGAGTTTGCATTTGTGCGTTCAAGCATTGCTAAAGAGTTTTGGACTAGTATTTCGCCAACCTTAGCAACAGGTGGACAAGCAATTATAACAAGTACTCCTAACAGTGACGAAGATCAATTTGCTCTTATATGGCGGGACGCAAATAAGTGCATTGATGAGCACGGTGACGAAACAGATATTGGTGTAAATGGCTTTAAAGCATTTCGCGCTTATTGGCATGAACACCCAGATAGAAATGAGCAGTGGAAAAAAGAGGAAATAGGTCGTATTGGCGAAGAGCGTTTTAGGCGAGAGCACGACTGCTTAAGTGGTGATTCAAAAATAACTATCAAATTACAAACCGGCGAAATAAAATTAGTAACTATTAATGAACTAAAAAATTTATTGAGTTTATAATTTACGATGAGATAGATAAATATGCTTATGCAAAAACATAAACATCATATTATACCAAAGCATGCCGGCGGCACTGATTCTCTTGAAAATTTAGTTAAGTTAACAATCGAAGAACACGCGGAGGCACATAAGGTTTTGTATAAAGAATATAACCGATGGCAAGATAGGGTTGCTTGGTTAAGTTTGGCAGGTATAATGAAAGACTCGGAACGCATTTATGAAATAGTAAAAAATTCAAATCGAGGAAATCCGTCGGGTTATAAACATTCTGATGAAATAAAAAAACAGTTATCAGAATTAAAAATAGGTAAAAAAAATCCTATGTATAACAAACCCGCACACAATAGAGGTATTAAAAGGCCCGGCATTGGTGGTCGTAAAAAAGGAACGAAATGGTCGGAAGAAGAGCACCGGATACATAAAAAGATAAGGAGCAGGCCGGGCTATTATGATTATTTACAAGACCCATCCCGGTGTAAAAAGATTAGTAATTCACGCAAAGGTAAAATAGGTGCTGCTGCTGGAAAAACTTGGTATAACAATGGCGAAAAAGAGTTATATGCTTTTAAATGTCCAGCTGGATTTATTAAAGGAAGAAAAAAACGTAAAAATTATAATAAAAAAGGATTGCTGTGGTATAATAATGGCAGTATTAATCGACAATTTAAAGAAGGTTATGAGTTAAAGGAGTTTGTGCGTGGTAGAATTAATTAAAAATTATAAAAATATTCAAGTTTTAACTGATTTGGGCTGGAGTAATTTTAAAGGTTTATTATGTAAAGGCGCTAAGAAAACCTTAAGGGTTAACACGAATTTAGAAGAAATTATATGTACTCCAAACCATGAGTTTTTTTTAGAAGGATTTAAGAAAATTAAAGCAGAAGACTTAACGAGTAATACTAAAATAATTAGTAGTAACGGTATTGTAAATGTAATTGATATTGTATTTAATAAAGATGAAGAAGTATATGATTTATGCGAAGTAGAAAAAAATCACCGTTTTTATGCGAATAATTTATTAGTCTCAAATTGTGAATTTCTTATCTATGATGAAACATTAATTGATAGCATGGTGTTAAGCAATATGCGAGGTCGCGATACTTTGTTTAGGCAAGGTACAGTGCGCTGGTTTAAGAAGCCTACACAAGGCAAATGTTACATAATAGCATTAGACCCTAGTCTGGGTACGGGCGGCGACCCAGCAGCAATACAAGTATTTGATGTACCCAGCATGGAACAAGTAGCAGAATGGCAGCATAATAAAACACCTATACCCCAGCAAGTACAAATACTAATGAATATTTGTAAGTACATAAACGAAGAAACAAAAGAAGAAAATAATATCTATTATAGCGTTGAAAACAATACTTTAGGCGAGGCTGCATTAGTTAGCATAGCAGATATAGGAGAAGAAAATATACCAGGAACATTCATAAGTGAAAGCAAGCGATCACATGGCAATAGCAGATTATTTAGAAAAGGATTCAATACTACTCAACGTGTTAAACTGTCGACTTGTGCAAAACTAAAAACATTAGTCGAAACAGGAAAAATGACTATTAATAGCAAAAACCTTATAAGTGAATTTAAAACTTTTATTGCTAACGGCGCTAGTTATTCAGCTAAGTTGGGCGAAACAGACGATCTAGTAATGAGTACAGTTTTAGTAATTCGTATAGCAAACGAACTTAAAAATTATGTCCTAGAACTCGACATGCAAATTAGAGACACACATGACTACGATATCTCTCCTATGCCTTTTGTTGTATTTTAATAAATACACTATAATGAGTAATTTAGTATCAGAAGATCTTTTTGAAAAACTTAGAGGCCGATTTTCTAACCTAACGTTAGGACGAGAGGACGGAGTAGAAACCTTGCGTCCTCAAGAAGCAACATTTTTTGAGTTTGATTACAAGCATAAAGGAAAAGAACTAGGTAGTGTAGTTATTAGTCTAGTAGATGAAGGGGCATTAAAAGTTTATTTTAGCACTCATATGTTAGATGAAGTAGAGCAAAATGCACGTAAGGATTGGTATATATTTCTTAAAGATATGAGCAGGTTTGCTAGCCGTAATATGCTTAATTACGAAGCGAAAAACATTACTAAAGAGAGACTAGACAAGAAAGATTATTTATTTTTAACTAATCGAAACAAATCAGAGGAAGAACTCGCTATGGAAAGCAAACTATATGGAAGTAAGCAAAAAAGTTATCAAAATTTAAATGGAGCAAAAATTATTGTTCAGCATACTAATACTGTTGACGAAGAAAAAATGGGCTCGCGAGGAAGAAATATTAAAGCTATCTATATTGAGAATAGTCAAGGCGAGCGTTTTCGTTTCGAAAACAATTATTTACCAGGTGCACGTGCAATGGCAATGCATATTAGTAACGGCGGGTGGCCAAATGACGATCATGGCAAGCACATTGGTGAAATTATGAAAGAAATGACAGATCTTAAGCATTTTGTTCGCGCAGTTAAGCGCGATGATTATATAGCAGAAGCTGCACAGAAAATAATTGAAACTGCAAGAAATCATTATAATGAACTTAAAAATACATTGCAAAGTATTAGTAGACAACGAGGCTATACTAATTACCTCGAAAATTTTGTGCCAAGTATAACCGAAGTAGACGAGAACGATGTAAACGATATTAAGCAACAGTTAACACGTGAAGTCTTTGATGACAGGTTAAATGATAGTTTAACAGCCGTTAGTAGGGCAATAAAACTAAATGAAAAGAAAAAAGGCATGTTTCATGATTATGACACATGGCTACGATCTGCTAAGAGTGTAGGCGCAGAAGTTGAAGGTGATGTTAGAAGTTCTAAGGCTATTAGACACCGTAAAGAAATTGGACATTGGACTCAGGATGCTGAAGACTTAGAAGGAACAAAAGTCGCAAGTGGTATTGAAAAACCAGGTTACGGCGAGATTGGCTTGGACACAGGGGATCGTGCCGAAACTTCAGAGCGCGAATTTGAATTGCCACAATCGCTTGAATTAGCACCAGGTGATGACACAATTACTGGAATGAAGTTTGCCGATAAATCAGCATTGATTACAGCTATTCTATTAGACATCGCAGATAGAGCAAGAGATGACGAAGTTTCAATATTTGCAGGTAATATAGCAGATAAAATATCAAGTGTCGGCATACCATTTGGGCAAGAAGCAGATGACCCCGACTTTACATCAGATATGAAAAAAGCTATTGCATTATCTAATATGTATGTTAAGCAAATAAAAAATGAAAGCGTTGAAGAAAAAAGTAATACTACTAATACAGAAGAAACTGACCCAAACACAGACAACGACATGTTTAAAGCATATGAATCACAAATGAATTTAATTGCTGAAGGTACATGGACAATACCAGACAAGTTGTCCACTGTTAGCAAATTGCAAGAACTTGTTAGTCAACATTTCGCTGTTGGAATCGATGCGGAAAATGTTACTAGTGCACTATATGATATAATTGGCGATGATAGTCTTTTTGATGCACTTGGTGTTGCATTTGACGAAGAAGGGCCCGACGTAGACGCTCGCCCGATTATTAAAGATTGGCTTGAAAAATTTATTAGCCAAATGGTAAGGCAATCTCGTTTGGACCCTGAAGTTATAACGGCTCTTAAGAATATAGACTATGGTGATATGGCAGCAGAAGAGCCGGAAGAAGACATACCTGCGTATGAGAGTGAACACAACGAAAGTATTCCCGAGGAAGAAATCGCAGCGGATCGGCACCGCGGCGCACCGGTTAATCGCCACAGTAATGCGGCAGTAGAAGCAACTGAAATCGACGCTCGTGAGTCAGATGATGAGGAAGTTGTTGATAAGCTTGCTGAAGAAGATGCATATAAAGATCAGGTGTTATACATTGGTACGCATTATGAAGGCCGTAGTGGTGGGAAAACTTGGGTTGCTAAAATGAGAGCCAAAGATTTAGTAAGATTAAGTGAAAGTGATGACCCTGGATATGATTTTGCAGATAATGCCGATGAGTATCCTTTCAAAGGCAATAACAAGGCCATATCTGGAGCAATTGCATGGATTTCATCTGGTGAATTTAAAGGAGCGGTGCATGAGGCATTGAAATCTGGTTACGCAGAATACGAAGATGAAGAAACAGTTCATGTATTAACTAAATCCGCCAAAGAAGCAAAGACAAAAGTATTAGAATTATGGCATCGTAGTGATGATTACGGTGATGGTGATGAAGAACAGCGCGCCGCGGCGGTGTTGCGAACATGGGATGATGAAGAAGCTGGGGAAAACGAAAGCATTGAACATCTCAAAAAGATGGCGGGTATAGGATCGGGCGCTCGTAGCAATCATGGTATCTATGAAGGCGAACAAGGTTATCAGATTACTCCCCGAAGCATTGTTGCAAGGCAAATGCGTAAACTACAGGATATTGCAAAGCTTGATAAATTAGAATCCGCTTAAGAACATGAGCGTATTTAAAAAACTACAAAAGTAAAAAAATTCTAACTTTTTTATTGACCTACTAAATATAATGTAGTATACTATTAATAATGTAGTGTATATAGGCACATACAGGCACATACAACGGCTAAAAATTAGGCATAAAGGAGATAGGCAAAATGGCATCTTTAGCAGAAATACGCGAAAAACTTAAGGCACAAGAAACTCGATCAGAGCGTGTAAGCGGCGGCGATAACGCAATCTTTCCACATTGGAATATACAAGAAGGGACCACAGCAACGCTGAGGTTCTTACCTGATGGCAATACAGACAATACCTTTTTCTGGGTAGAACGTCTTATGCTTCGTTTACCCTTTAGCGGTATTAAAGGAGATATGAGCAGTAAGCCTGTAGTAGTTCAGGTTCCTTGCGTGGAAATGTGGAATATTCCTTGTCCGGTTCTCACTGAGGTTCGTACATGGTTTAAGGACTCTTCACTTGAAGATATGGGTCGCAAATATTGGAAGAAACGGTCATACATTTTCCAGGGTTTTGTTACAGGTAATCCACTAAATGAAGATACACTTCCAGAAAATCCAATTCGTAGGTTTGTAATTTCACCAAGCATCTTTACACTTATTAAGGATGCTTTGATGGATCCGGATATTCAGGAACTACCAATAGACTACGAAAATGGGCTAGACTTCCGTGTAACTAAAACAACAAAAGGACAGTATGCAGATTATTCAACGTCAAAGTGGGCTAGGAAGGAATCAGCATTAACCGAGGTTCAGAAGGCGGCAATTGATACATACGGACTGTTTAATCTTAGTGATTACTTGCCCAAGAAACCTGATCAGGTTGCACTTGGAGTTATTAAGGCTATGTTTGACTCTAGTGTTGATGGGGAACCTTATGATGCAGAGAAATTTGCACAGTATTACCGCCCATATGGTGTTGACAAGCCAAATGGTTCTTTATTTACACCAGTAACACCCAAGACGGAAACAACTGTTAAAGAAGAAATCGTTGTAAAAGTAATCCCAAAAGCAACACCAGTTGAAACGTCAAAAACAGAGTCTAGCGGAAAGTCGGCAGAGGATATTTTGGCGATGATTCGTTCGCGGCAAAAGGCATAATATAATTAGAGTTGGGGAGGGGTTGACGTCAACCCCTCCCCATTCTTTTATAATTAATATTTATTACATCTAAACAAAGGATAAAAATATGGTAAAACCCTTTGACGTAAGTAAGTTCCGCAAGGATATAACAAAATCAATAGATGGCCTTGGTTTAGGATTTCATGACCCAACCGATTGGATCTCAACAGGCAATTACGCACTAAATTACCTTATTTCCGGAGACTTTTATAAAGGTGTTCCGTTAGGCAAGGTTAGTATTTTTGCTGGTGAATCCGGCGCAGGAAAAAGTTATTTTGCTAGTGCTAACGTTGTAAAATCAGCGCAAGAACAAGATATTTTTGTGGTGTTGATTGATAGTGAAAACGCTCTCGATGAAACATGGTTACAAGCCCTGGGCGTAGACACTAGCGAAGACAAATTGCTTAAACTTAGCATGAGTATGGTCGATGATGTTGCTAAAACTATTAGCACATTTATGAAAGACTATAAAACAATGTCAGAGGAAGACCGTCCTAAGGTATTGTTTGTTATTGATAGCTTAGGCATGTTGCTTACACCCACAGATGTTGATCAATTTGAAAGAGGTGACATGAAAGGTGACCTAGGTCGCAAAGCCAAATCTTTAACTGCACTAGTTCGCAATTGTGTAAACATGTTCGGCAGTTATAATGTTGGCATGGTATGTACTAACCATACATATGCAAGTCAAGATATGTTTAATCCTGATGATAAAATTAGTGGAGGGCAAGGGTTTATCTATGCAAGTAGTATTGTTATTGCTATGAAAAGGCTTAAACTTAAAGAGGATAAGGAAGGCAATAAAATAAGTGATGTAAGTGGTATTAGAGCCGCATGCAAGGTTATGAAAACACGTTATGCAAAGCCATTTGAGGGTGTGCAAGTTAAGATTCCATATGATTCAGGAATGGATCCGTATAGCGGGCTTATTGATATGTTTGAAAAACAGGGGTTATTGGTTAAACAAGGCAACCGTTTAAAATATGTTACCACAACAGGAGAAGAGATAATAGAGTTCCGAAAAAAGTGGACGGCAGATAAACTTGAAGTTATAATGCAAGAAGTTTCTTTAGATTTGATAAGTAAATCCAAATAACAACTGACGAGAAAGTTGTTAATAACTATGAGGATTAGAAATATATGGATGAAGTTGAACTCTTATCAGAAGTTTGGGGTATACTTAAAGAATATATTAAGGATAAACAACAAGCAATAGACCATTTAATATCAACGCTAGTAGACAAAGGGTTAACAGACGAAACAATAGAAGAATTAAGAGGTATTGATAAACACTTAGATAAAGCACTAGAAGAATATGTAGATAACGATATAAATCTAGAAGATTATAATAACGAAGACGAAGATTGGTAAATAGGCTACTTAATGACCTGGTACAGTAAAGTTACAGAAAATTTGAGCAATATACCTGATTTTATTAATCATTTTGAAAAAGAGCTTCTAGAAGCTCGTAAAGATGTTGGGCTTTACGGTAATGTTGAAAAAAACATTATTGCACTTCCTGGTATCACAGAGATACGATTTAATCAATTGCAAGAAGTGGAAGCAGTGCTTAACCATTTAAATATACAATTACGTAAAATACGTCGAAAACATTTTGTTAAGTACCTTGAAAATTATGCAAGAGCTCTTACTAGTCGTGATGCAGAAAAATATGTCGACGGTGAAGATGAAGTAGTTGATTTTGAAACAATAATTAACGAAGTTGCATTGGTGAGAAACAAGTGGCTTGGCATAATGAAAGGGTTAGATAGTAAGCAGTGGATGGCCGGCCATGTTGTTAAATTAAGAACGGCTGGAATGGAAGATGTCTCTGTCTAGAAAACTAGTAATGTTATCAATATAATGTTTTCAACACCAAAAGAAAGTCACAAACATAGTTTAGAAACATTGAATATACTAGACGGCTTTATTGATTTTAAGTGTAGTATAAATGACTTATTAGATATAGGGTGTGGAAAATGCTACGACTTAAGTTGGTGGGTAAATATAAACGACGGAGATTTAAAAAACCCGCAACCGCTTAATATTAAATGTGTTGGCTTAGATATTATCAAGCCGAGTAACAAAGAAAGTATGCATGAAAATATTTATTTTGTTGAGCACGATTTTAATAGCACAGATAGGCTTCCATTTAGTGATAGAAAATTTGATGTAGTATGGTGTCATGATGTATTACAGTATGCACATAATCCATTAAAGCTATTGGGTGCAATTAATTATCAGATGGCTACCAATAGTATGCTCTATATTTGCGTTCCTAGCACAGTAAATGTATTGCATGGTAAATTTCATAATTATACTTTTAGCAAGTATTATAGTACTTTTACTATGACACAGTTAATTTATTTACTCGCATTAAATGGATTTGATTGCAAGAACGGTTATTTTAAGAAAAATGCTTACGAAGATATAATACAAATAGTTACATATAAAAATACAGAACCATATGATTATGGTAGTAGCTGGTATAATTTATTAGAAGAAAATGTATTTTCTGACAATATATCTAAGATAATTTCTTCTAAAGGATATCTTACCGACAACGGTTTAGTAACTACGTGGTTGGACGGTGAGGTATATGATTATAGGTATCATAGTTAGTTAAAGTTTGGTCCTTATTCTTTTCCACTGTACTTCAATTTCGTCAGCAAACCATTCAATATAGCTCATGCGACATAACCAATCATAACGATCCGGACGCCGCAAATTATCGATGCTTGGGCTGCCGACATCGTACGAGACGCTATGCTCACTAACTATAGCTGGTACTCCGTTCAGCACACTAGTTAATCCAGCATTGCTACTGTAACTATAAACGCAATAAGTGTGTTTTAGCTGATCTTCAAAATCAAAACTATCGTAAGTGTTGTGTACTTGCTTAGCTATGTTCCACTCACAATCTTGTTGCTTAAACCATTCAGAGTTTGTAACAGGAAAATGTATATTTTCTCTAAATCTAGGATGACTACGCAACACAATGGGCTTGTTTGTGTGCGTACGAATTTCTTCTACAGTTTGCTTATAATAAGTTTCCATATTAGGCATATGTTCCCATTGTAAACTATGCGCGTGTTGTCCTGCAACAACTATATATTCACCATCCTCGCGCCAATTGACAATTAAATCTAAACCAAATAATTTTAGTCTGCTGTCATCATAACCATGGTCGAGAGCAAAGTCAGCATCTCTGTTAATTCCATTAATACCAAGTTTCCAAGATTTGTTTCGTACTAACCCCCCAACTTCAATTACTATTACAGGTTTATTCTGTGCTCTATAATAGTCCCATACTTGTTTATTGCCGGACATACGTCCAAACCAGAGAACACTCCATATAAGAGCAGCATCTGCGTTCATATTGTTTTCAACTAACTCATCTGTTTTCTTTATAGCACTAAGTACTCGCGTGTAAACTAGATCATTATTAGTTGGAAGATTATTTGGAAAGTGTGAAATTTTCATATAAATACTGATAATATGTGTATATTATCGGTATTTACCACGTGGCACACGCCCGGGTATAAAAAGTACGGAAAAGAGTTTATCAATAATTATCTGTATAATTGGCCCGGACAAGTACATTTAACAATTTACGCAGAAGATCACGAACCCGATTCTTTTAATGCAGATAATATTACAGTATTAGACCAACGAATAACGCTGCCGGAGTTAAAGGCATGGCAAGAACGTCATAAAGATAACCCCCATGCTAACGGGTGGAATAAAGATAAAACAAAGAAAAGTTTTCTTTGGGACGCTAGTCGCTTTGCTAATAAAACGTTTGCAGTTTGGCACTTTGCAAAATATACAAACGCTGATGTTATGATTTGGTGCGACGGCGATGTGAAAACACATACACTCATGCCAGTTGAATTCTTACATAGCATTGCTCCTAATAAAAATCAACTAGCAACATATTTAGGCCGTAATACTTGGCCTGAGTGTGGATGGATGATGTTTAACAGACACCATTCTCAGTTTAAAGACTTTATGGAATACTGGGAGAATATTTATACTAGTGATGATATTTTTAATCACATTGAGTATCACGATAGCTTTATTTTTGGTGAGATAGTTAACGAATTTAAAAAGCGAGGCGTAAAGTTTAGAAATCTAGGCGGCGATGATCAGGGTGGCCACATCTTTATTAACAGTGAGCTTGGTGCATACATGGATCATCTAAAAGGGTTTAGAAAAGAGGTAGGTAAAAGTTTAATAGGAGATGTTACAGGAAAATTCAAACATCATGATAACAAGTGGTGGCAGGATATGCAAGACATTACTAAACAAGGAATACGTGCAGCAAAGTTAAAAAAACCGTACGAATATGATGCACAGGAATTAAAATCGAAATCAAAATGAGTAATACTATCAGCGTAATACAAAATATAAAGACTACTTTCAGTAACCCATTTCCTCATGTTACCGTTGACGATGCGCTCCCGGATAGTATTTACAACGAGTTAGAAGCTACGTTTCCTGCCGAACTAGTGTGTAGCACGCAACCCCATGACGGCGGTATTACGTATCGTTATAAAGCAAATCCTGCGTTAATTAATGGATTTTTGCCCAGCATATGGCAAGAGTTTTTTGAATACCATACAAGTAGCGAATATTTTAGAGGATGCATTAGTTTGTTTGAGGCGTCAATTGAAAAATACTACCCACATCTATTAGAGGATTTATATAATAAACCGGTTAGTATTAGAGACATAGATGACTCAGGGCATTTTGTTACAGATTGTCAGTTTGTTATACATGAGCCCGTAGCAGAAACAAGTACAAGTAGAACTCCTCATGTTGATAACCCAGTGGAAATATATGCTGGATTGCTTTATATGCGTAGGCCAGAAGACGAAAGCACTGGAGGAAATTTTACAATACACGAAACTACAGGAGAAATTACAGAAGTAAATAAAACATTAGGACGACAAGTAGATAACAGTTTACACCAACCTATTAAACAAATTCCGTATAAACGTAATGTATTTTGCATGTTCTTAAATGTTAAGGGTAGTGTACACAGTGTTACGCCTCGTATAGGCGCCACTGAACGTAGATACAGCATTAATATTATTGGTGAGTTTAATAAAACAGGACGCATGTGGAAGGTTAAAGAACTTAAAAGTTAATGTTTGAAAGGTATACTGGAAAAACCGGTACAACTTATATTGATCATGAGCTAGGGTTAGTTTTTAAGTGGTACGATAGCCGAAATAACCCAGTTAAGTCGAATAGAGGTAGTTATGAAGCAAGTTTTCAAAGAGAAATAACTTGTTTACAAAGGCTTAGTGGCAAATTAGGGTTCCCGAATCTAGTCAATATCGACGAGGATGATTTAGTAATAGTTATGAAATACTGTGGGCCAAGCTTGTGGACAGCGTGGCCAAATTATGATCTTAAATCTTTACTCCCGCAAGTAAAAACTATTATTAATACACTGAAAGAAAATAACATAGGCTACCACCATCACAGGCTACAAGAATCACCTAAAGTTACAAACAATAATCCATTTAAGGGCAACGACAGTAGGGTTAAATATTGGTTTAGCCTTAAGAATTTTTGTGTACAAGATAATGTGCTATCATTAATAGACTTTGATCTTGCAATGCCATATAATAGTTATAATGAAAAATATTGCTTACCGGAACTAAAATCGCTTTATTTAGATAAGCCTTATGATTACGACGTATTGTATAGCGTTATCGAAAGAAGTTTTTTAAATCCCGAAGTTAGTTTTAAATACGATGTGCTTAATATTATTATACTAAAAGTAGAAAGGATGAAATTTGCTAAACATTTTAATAAAAAGTGGGAGAACAATCTAGCTGGTTATGTTGACATAGTCAAGGAGACGCTAATGCTAATGAAGAAGGTAGGAGAAAAAGAAATAAATGCATGGCGTAGTTATCAAAAAAGATTCGATTCGAGTGATACTTCAACAAGACTGAAAACCTTTCGTTTATTAGACTACGTAAACAAAGAGTCTAAAGTTTTGGATATTGGTTGTAATGATGGTTTTTTTGGCCTTAAGCTAGCACAACATGTAAGCGAATACTTAGGTATAGAACCTTTTGTCAACACACCAAAAGAACATCCTAGTAACTGCACTTATATTAAAAAAGATTTTAAGGACTTTCTTCAGGATAACACTGAAATGTATGACTGCTTACTAAGCCTAGCAGTTACTATACAGATTCATGAATTTAATAGCAAAACACTTAAACAAATTGCTTGTAACTATTGTAGTTTGCTTAATCCAAACGGCGTTTTAGTGTATGAAAGTCATAAACAAACAAGTAGAAAACGCAACCAAGAACATCACAAGCAAATGGTAGACGCATTATTAGCTAATGGGTTTAAAGAGGTTATGCAAGGTGTTAGTTCCAGGCCGGGCCGTTTATTTGCTATTTTTAAAAAAGTTTCGTAATGTTAGAAAAATACAATCAGCTAGTTGTTAGATTAAGTAAGTCGGATGACTATGCAGACACTTATAGCTTAGTGTTCGATCTAATGTTAAATAGCTTTACTCCTAAGTGGATAGATAGATACTTGCATTCTCAACAGAGGCAAGACGTAATTAGCGAGCCATGGGCATTTTATAATTGCAATGATGCATGGAGTGTGGATTATACATGTAATTTTTTAAACAAACACATAGATATATGTAATAGTATTGTTCCTAGTATGTTTGAAAGAAAAATATCCACAGCATTAGAACAGGACACTTTAAATCAGATACATAGTGTGTTTGAAGAATACCATGGACAGTTAGATCAATGGTTAGAAAATAATTTATTCAAGCAACCAAAGGGAGATAGACTAAGGAAGAGTCTCAGTCATATCAATCAAACAGTACACAGATTAGAAGGTGCTAATAATAACAAGCCAAAATTGCGTGTAGTTTACTTTGAAATACCAAAAACAGAAACATTTACTGAACAAGACTATGCGCTTTTTACAACCAGTGTAGATTTTGGCGGTGTATACATACTATATGCAGATGTTGGTAAAAACCTAGAAAGTCTGGCATATGATCAAGATGAACATCATCATGATTTTGTTCCGAATTTACATTATAGCGTAGATTTTGTAATAAGATTATACAATGATAATGGTGTGCAAAAACGTCAACGTGTCTACGAGTATCTACTAGAAAACTTGTCGTATTTTGTAGAAAAAGGTTATACACAGTTCGATCCTAGGCTTACCGTGGGAGCAATTAAACTTGCACAATTACAATATGAGAATAAACAAGCAGTGCTTGATACAATATGTAACTACGACAATATTCAATCAGTTTTTATTATTTGAGGATATCTATGGCTTTTAATAACATAATGCAGCTAGCAACAGCTCATATAACAAAATATTTGTCACCAAATCCAACGGTTATTGAGTGGGGCAACCAGCGTTTCCGTTATAATATATTTTGGGTAGAAAAGTGTGCTAAGGTTTCGGGTAAAACTATTCGAAAACCAGTTAAGCATGTTTGGGATTATTTTGAGGATCTTGGGTTTAGTAATTATGCTGCTATAGATATTAATGAACACCTCAAAGCAATACCAATGGAT